CATGATGGTAGGGGCAGACCCTTGCAAGGTTCCCAGTAAGCAAGACTTACTTTAGAGAATCCTCTTTCGAGGGTAATTCATCAGCTAAAATACTAAATTTTAAATATGAATTTTCTTTAAGGAGGAAATATGTCATCACAAATAAGTGTCGCATTTGTCCAACAGTATAAGGCGGAAGTTTCTCATCTCAGCCAACAAAAAGGTTCGAAGCTCCAAGATAAAGTTCGTAAAGAATCACAGACTGGAAAGTCTGCGTTTTATGATCGTCTTGGTAAATCAACAGCGGTAGTTAAAACTACTCGTCACTCAGATACACCGCAAATCGACAGTGAGCATTCACGTAGACGTGTTACTCTTGCAGATTATGAGTGGGCAGATTTGATTGATAAAGAAGATCTACGTCGCTTGCTAATGGACCCTGCAGGTCCTTATGCACAGTCTGCAATCTGGGCTCTCGGGCGAAGTAAGGATGATGTTATCATTGCAGCTGCAAATGGTTCTGCATGGGGCGGTGAGACTGGTTCAACAGAAGTGACAATGCCGAACACTCAAAAACTTCACGCGGTTGCTTCTACTGCATTATCTACTGCTAACGTGCAGTGGTTGCGCAGAATCCAAAAGAAATTCAATGCAAATGATGTTGATGAGTCAATCTCTCGTCATGCAGCGATCACTTCAGCTCAAGTTGAAGCGTTACTTGGTACAACTGAAGTTACAAGTTCAGATTACAACACAGTACGCGCGCTTGTAATGGGTGAGATCAATACTTTCTTAGGCTTTAATTTTGTTCGTACAGAGCGCCTAGATACTCAGGTAGATGCATTATCGTGCGATACTACTTCAGGTGCGGCAGGTTCTGGAACAAGCTGTATCGGTTCACGACGTTGCGTTTTCTGGGCACAAGATGGTTTGTTGTTAGCAGTAGCTGATGACATCGAGACTAAGATTGAGCCACGGGCCGATAAGAGCTATTCCACGCAAGTGTACGTGTCAATGGGAATTGGCGCAACACGGATGGAAGAAGTAAAAGTTGTTATTGGATTAACCACTGAGTGATGATTGAGGGGCTTAACCAAGCCCCTTTCCAAGTTTGTTTTTAAATTTAAAATAAGGAGATATCCAAATGGCTACTTTATCAGGAAATTTATACGCGGCAAATGCGACACTAAAGCGCACTGAGCCCGTAACGGCTTTAGATGTGACATTAAATTACGGTAAGATCAGATACATTTCTGATTCCTACACTATTCCTACAGCAGATGAGTTAGGCACAAGTGCTGACATTTATTTTTTCAAAATTCCAAAGGGTGCGCGCATTTTAGAGATGATGCTAACTGTCCCTGTAGACGGTGGAGCGCCTGCAACAGGTCAGTTAAATGTTGGTTGGCTTGCTTCTGTTGATGAAGATGAGAATGGTACAGCACTTGAGGCGGCAGATGCAGATGGTTTTTATGTAAACACTGTGGCTGACTTCGGAGCTGGTGCTTTAGCTCGCCTACAGGTAGCAGCTTCTCGCCCTGGTTACAGAAAGAAGTTTGCAGCAGAGGTGCAGGTAGTTGCTGATTGTGCAGAGGCTACTACTTCTTCAGGAGATGCGGTTATCTTATTGGAAGCGTATATCGTAATCGAGTAAAAATTAAGGGGGCTTTATGGCAACAGCTGATGTGGATATAGCCAATTCGGCTTTGGTTAAACTTGGAGCCCCTTTGATAGCAGCTCTATCGGATACGGTAAGGGCTGCTGTATTGATCAATGCAAGGTATGTATTCTTGCGCCAAAAATTGATTAGCTCCCACCCATGGAATTTTTCTACAAAGAGGGTGGCATTAGCCTTAACGGCTAACACTCCAGTTTACGAATATACGAGTGAATTTTTATTACCTTCTGATGTTCTAAGAGTTTTTGAAACTGATCTTCCAGAGGATGAGCCTTGGGAGATTGAGTTTAATGTGGACAACAATAAGTCTCTTGTTTGCAATTCCTCATCTGTAAAAATTAAATATGCAAAAGATATTACAGACCCTTCAAAGTTTCCAGCTTACTTTACGGAAGTGTTTGGGTGGCTGATAGCCTCTGATGTGGCGTATGCAATCACTCAGTCTACAACTGTGGCAAATGCTATGTATGCAGGTTACAAGAATGAGATACGCGAGGCCCGAAGCTTTGATGCACAAGAGGCAGGGCGACAGATGTTTGAAACTAATCCATGGATAGACATAAGGAATTAAATGCCTCGCTTTAATGATATTATTCAAACATTCCAGAATGGTGAAGTGTCTCCTAAGATGTATGGTAGGACTGACACTGACATGTATAAGCGTTCGGCTCGCAATATTAAGAATATGATTGTGTATCCACAAGGTGGTTTATCCCGCCGAGTTGGAACTGAGTTTATCACGGATGAATTATTTGAGTACATAGATGTTACATTTAACTTAGAAGCAACAGCAAGGATGATACCATTTGTAGTATCATCAACAGAGTCTTATGTTCTTATTTTCTCAGGCCAGGAAGTAACTACACCTGGTTATTCATCAGCTATGTTCATAAATGTTAACACTGGTTCGTTTGGAAGCATACGTCATGTGGGTGCAGTAATTTTTGCATCTGATTCAACAACAGCAGGACCATATGCGGATGCTGAGCAACTTGCAGAAGTGCAGTTTGCCCAGACTGGTGACGTGATGTTCATGGCTCATAGAGAAGCATGGCCACAGTTGATTATTAGATCAGGTGAGAACACATTTAACTGGTGCAATGCTTATGAGGTATCTGATTACATAGCTTCAGCTAAGAGTTCAGTTCAAGCCTACAGTAGATTTGCATTTAGAGATCCAAATGCAGATACAACGTTACTTATAAAGACAAGCGCCACAACAGTTGGAACAGGTCGCACGTTAACAGCATCTAGCGCATTATTTGATGCTCTACATGTTGGAGCAGCGTTTGCATTTCAAGACGGCGGTGTAATGGGTATAGCTGTTGTTACAGCCTATACAAGCTCAACAATTGTGACAGCATCTGTGACAGTGGCATTACCAGCCGCTGCAGCAGCAGGCAGCGGAATCAGCACATGGGTTGAGAGCGCATGGTCACGCTATAGAGGATTCCCTTCGTCAGTTGCACTTTGGAATGGCCGCGTATTTTTTGGTGATACTGAATCAGACCCATCAAAAATTTGGGCTTCTCAAGTGTATGATTTATTTGAGATGAGTAACTTGGCAGTGCTTGACCCCGGAACCACGCTAACTGATTCCGACCCACAATCATTTACTATAGCGGCTGACAGGGCCAACAGAATACAGTGGATGGTAGGGAGCAAAAACGATTTTATAGTGGGTTCAAACGGACGTGAGTATTCTATAAAAGATTTTTTACCAAGCAGCATAGATGTACGTCCTCAGACTGGTTATGGGTCTGAGTATGTGCAGCCTGTAATCGTTGATGATGTGCCAATATATGTACAGCGCGGGTATAGAAAACTGCGCGAGATTTTGTATGATGACAGGACAGCTGGTTATTTATCTCCTGAGGTAACATTTTTTGCAGAGCACATTACTCGTAAGAGCCAGGATATTTATGCTGATGCTGTAAGCCCTAAGATTAAGATGTTAGCTTATCAGGCTATGGATAATAATATCCTTTGGGCAATCGACAACAATGGTTATTTGTATGCAGCAACAAAGTATAGAGAAGGTTCTATTACTGCATTTCATAGGCATGAACTAGGTGGTGTGTACGGGACAGATGTACCAAAGGTTTTATCAATCGCATGTGTACCTTCCAGGGAAGGAACTACAGATGAGGTGTACCTGTTGGTTAAGCGTACTATTAACTCTTTAACAAAGATTACTGTTGAGAAAATAGGTACAGAATTTTACGAGTCAGAGCTTAACACTGAGTCAGATGAGAGACGTAGAATACCAATCTTTATGGATTGTGCAAAAGTGTTTAGAACACATGCGGGGGCAAACTTTCATGCAAGGTTATACTCATCAGGCACAGCGAACGAAGCAGGTGGTTCGACAACGGTTACAACAAATGGAAGTGTTGCGTACACAGCTAAGAAGGCTTACTTTCCTGGCTCTGCTTATCTTAGTTGGGATGGTACTAGTAATGCTGATTTTGCTCAAGTTGGTTGTG